ATGCCATTAACTGACACAAAAATCCGAAATGCTAAACCTCATGAGAAGCCTTACTCGCTTCAGGATGGTCAGGGCCTCTATCTTGATGTCAGGCCTACCGGTGCCAAGATATGGCGATACCGGTTCTGGCTGTCACCAAAAAAAGACGGGCGCTATACGATAGGCGAGTACCCTAGCGTCTCCCTGGCTGATGCCAGAAGAGAAAGAGAGTGGGCAAGAGAACAGGTTAGGCAGGGCAAAAATCCAACCATCGTCAAAGACACTGAAAAGCTGATGGTTATGGGTGATGCAGAGAACACCTTCAAATCAATCGCTGAAGAATGGTATGAGCGAAAGTGCCAGACCTGGGCAGAGAAAACTCAGATAGTTAATCGTGGATTCCTGGATAAGCACATCCTGCCCGCAATAGGGAAGATACCAGTAAAGGACGTTAAAGCGGCGCACATACTTGCATTGATGCGTAAGCTAGAGAAGGCAGGGAATGCTTATTCCGCAGGAAAAGTGAGACAGATATGTTCGGCCGTTTTTTGCTACGCCGTCGCTACACTGAGAGCTGAAGTCGATCCATCGTATGCCCTTCGCGGCGCGGTGATGCAAAAGCCTACCACACACGCTAGACCGACAACTACAGAAGAGCTTCGTCAGCTATTTGTCTCGCTAAGAAATTACAAAAGCCCGGTCATGGTTATCTGCATAAAAATGCTGGTTATGACATTCGTGCGTCAACAGGAGCTTAGGTTTGCCAGGTGGGATGATATCAGCTTAGAAAAAGCCGAATGGATAATCCCAAAAGAAGTGATGAAGAAACGCCGCGAACACCGCGTTCCGTTGTGCGACCATGTTATCGCATTGCTGGAAGAACTTAAACCACTGACAGGTGATAAAGAATATCTCTTCCCCAGCCCATCAAAGCCGGGCCAACCAATTGCCAAAACCACCATTAATCGCGCTATCGAGTATCAGGGGTTTGCAAGCGGTGAGATAACCGGGCATGACTTCCGCGCCACGGCATCCACCGCTTTGTATGAGCAAGGCTTCAGGCCAGAAGTGATAGAAGCACAACTGGCTCATCAGCAAAAGAATAGGGTAGCTGCCGCGTACAATCATGCGGAGTATATGAAAGAAAGAAGGGAAATGATGGATTGGTGGGGAGGTGTTATTGCTGGCCTGATCGAGGACAAGAAGTGATTTTATCCTTTATCCACGCATCGACTTCACTGGAAGGCCATCTAACGCTTCTGCCAATCTTAACAGGGCGTGGAAATTTACCATCTCTCATCCATTCATAAATGGTAGGCTTCTTGTAGCCGGTTGCCGCGCACACATCGGTGATCGGCATGAGTCTATCGCTCACTGCTATATCCATTCGATTATCTCCAGGCGTAAAAAAGCCGCCATCAGGCGGCCTGTTCATCTTCACGGTTGGTTAGGTCATAAAATTGACCGTACGTTAGCTTCCGGAAACTTTCGGGGATTACCACATCACCGTGACGCTCACTTTTGCCGTTTGGGATAGCGAAAACCAGAGCATCATCACGTCCCGGACATTTACCGCCATACGTGCTCAGCATGGCAAAACCGTATCCACGTCTTGCCTGGCCGCCGATTCCTGTGCGCATGACGCCGTAGTGATCAATGATGTACGACTCCCATAGCGGCAGTGCCTTGAGTTGCTTATTGGCCTCATCCTTTACTGCTTCCAGCGTTTTCTGATACTCACGGCCTTCTTTGCTGTTTCCTTTGCCTCGCGCGATAACAACGCGCTTACCTTCCCAAAACTCCTCGCTTTTTATGGTCACCGGCGCAGGGAATGCAAATCCTTTTTCCCACACGAAAGCCTGTATCAGCCCGCCTTTATCTCCCCAACTGCTGCTATTTGTCCATGCGATAGCGCCAACCTTATCAATGGCCGCCTGCATGATTTCATTTCGCTTTTTGCCTATTTGGTCGTAGTCATCAATAAGCGCTTTAACTTCCGGCCCTTCAACGATGTAGTAGTCATAGTGTTTGCTCTGGTCAGACATAAATTTCTCCAATAAAAAACCCGCCGAAGCGGGTCATGGTGTTAACTCAAAATTGTCATCCCACGGCGGGAATGTGCTCATCCGTCCATGCGACATGATGTACTCCGACGCCGCAGCCATTGACGTAGGCCGCTCGAACTCCAGCATAAAAACATCATCGTACGCTTTCCCTAGCCACCACCCGCCGCCGTATTCGCGTGACCGCTGAATGAGCACCCATCGACCGGGCGTTATGCGGTGATGTATCTCTCCGCGATAGATAATTAAGTAGTCAGAGTCTTTGCTCACGTTGGCATCTCAAAATAACTGTATTTATATACAGTAAGTTGAGGTGGGCGGGCTGTCAATTCCTGGGGGGCGCTGCGAGCATGGCGGCGCGGCAGGCGTTCCACGTTATCTCGGCAACTTCGCGGAATTCGGGCCGACATAAGGTGAGTTGGATTTCGCATCGACGCGACCATTCTTCAAAGGTTTCGCCAGCAGCAACCGGCGCGGGCGGTGCGGTGTAGGCGGGGATGACAACGCCGCCGAAGTCATCTTTAGATTTCATGGCATCAAGTTCACGAAAGTAAGCTCTTAGCTCGAAACCTTCCCCATCACCATAGTCAATCTGATTCAGATAATATGCAGGCTCCGCCCGCTCCCGCAGCGCCAGCAGCGCCCGCTCAATGCTCAACAGCACATACCCTGGCATCCACTCGCCAACGTCAGCAACGTGCGTCACCGTTACGCTGATGAACTCGCCTGTGAACGACTCGTCATCCTTATCCCACTCGCACAGGTCGAGAGTGTCACCGGCGCGGTAATCGCGGTCATTTTTGCGCAGCTCGGCGCGTTTAACTCCAGCGCAAACGGCTGAATAGTGCTCAGGCCAAATTTTTAAATTGTGCGTAACTGGCTCTCTTATTTCGCTCACGATTTCACCTCCACATCAATCTCAAGTCCGTTTGGCACCTTAACTTCGATAATGTCGTTTTTGACGAAGTAGGACAGAGGCTCACTCTCTTCCTGAAGAAACAGCGTTGTGCGATCTCCGTGATAATTTACTTTCCTGACTCGATAGTACTCATCGAAAACAGAAAGAACGGTATTCGGGCCAATCTCATCAGCGCGGACCTTTTTTAGATGCCTTATCATCTCACTCGCCCCCTGTCTCAAGATTGATGCCCACCGATTTCAGTTTTGCTGTGTTCATGCGGCACCGCCTTGACGCAGCTCGACTGCGAAATCGCTGGCAATATTTACTGCCTCATCAAGTCCTATCATTTCGTCTTGACGGCAACTTACGATTGAATTGCTAATTTTCAGGCAAACAGCATCAACAGCGCTGGCCCGCACTTCGCGCAGGAATGCGTCGGTTGCGGGGGTTTCGGTGTCAGCTTCAAGCCATGCGTTGTAGTGGTAATCAAACATGCCTGTTGGGTGTCCACAGCCGCCATGTGCGTGGGTTTCCATTGCTTCACCACACATGCAGTAGCTGTTGTCGGCATTGTTGATAATCTGGATGAGTTTCTGCATTCGGTTGTTCAGCGCCGCATTCTCCGCCGCCAGCGCTGCACGACTGGCTTCCAGTGAAGCAAACTTCTCAGCCACTGATTTCGCCCTATCTTCGCCGCAGGCCTTGAACATAGTTTTTTCCCAGACAAGCACATCGTTATGCTCGGCGCCGCACTGCTTCGTCTTTTCGCGCAGCGCCAGAGTGGTAACGTCAAGTTGCGTCGCCATCTTGCTCAGCAGCTTCGCGATATCCATCAGCGGCGTATTGCTGTCGATGCACTTCGCCAGCTCATGGCCGGCTGCGATTAATTCGTCGTTGCTGCACTGCATTATTGAATTTTTCATGCTTTCCCCTCACTCGCAAAGCCCATATCGAGATGAACAGACGGATGTGTCTATACTCGCTTTAACCAGGTCATACACCTTCCCACCGCGGCCGGTTTTGGCCCACTCGACAACCTCAGGAACAGAAGGGGCACCCATTGCTCCTCTCGGACCATAAAACCCTGACCAGTCGATGTTCTGCACATCTGGATCAAGTCCATAAAGCTGCACTGCGCGGCCAAGCGGCAAATCGAACTGTCGCATCCATGACTGGCTTTGAGTTCCAACGCTCATCCAATGGACCCAGCGACTTGTGAGACGAACAGCTAATTCCCACTGGCGATGCTTCTCGATATGCTCTGGCCAGCGCGCCGCGGTTTCTGCAATTTCCTCTTTATTGCTAAGCACGCAATTCATACAACCAACGCGGGATGCGCCTTGCATGTAGAGCGGATTAGGGTTAATGCCAAAATACTTGTGCAGAGCAAACACATCAGCAGCGGTCCACTGATGAATCGGAAGAAAGTTGTAGAGAAATTCGGGGTCTCTCTGATCGGTAGAAAAACGCTCGTATCCTGCACGCTTCGCTGATTCATCACCGCGAACCCCAGACCACTGAACGACGACATCACCGGCATCAAGCATGGGTTTGATCGCTGAGTCGAAGGCAACCTGGATTTTCAGCTCGTCAGTGCAGAATCGGTTACGGAGCATGGGAAACATGCCATGCAGTAGCGCTGCATCCAGGAAGCTGTTACCGCTGGGGTTAAGCACTGAAAGGGCTGCTTCGAGCGGCGTGTCAAATTCGATGCCCCAGCGCTCCGCTGTTTTCTGCCATGCGCGACCAAATGGAGTATCCGATCGAGATAGCGAAGGCATAATAACGCCGCGATAAGCACCGCTGCGGATAGCCTGACGTTTGCTCCAGTTTTTCTTTAAAGACAAACGACGCGCATCAAACTCTTCCTGTGTATAAACACGCTTCACTATTTTCACTGGCGCGCATCCGATTTGCTCATGAATTGTTCTGCCAAATTCGATGGTTAACTCGTGCTCGTTATCCGTGTCGGCCATTACGTTTTGTACGCGGTCGCCGAAGAGGTGGTGAGCGATTGTGGCCGTCGCAGTACTGTCTTTTCCTGCAGAAAAATTCACGACTATTTTATGGTCATCTGGAATGCGAAATTCGGCGATGTAACGCTGATATGCAATTTGGATTTCACGTATTTTTGAACTGATGTCTGTCGGCACGATAATCATTGCTCCGCTCATGAGGCTACCCCCTTCCCAAACCAGCGATTCAGATGTCGGTTGTTATTCACAGAGCCGAAGCTGTTTCGCGCCATTAACTCTTCGCGGCTCGGCATCGGCTGAGATTTGACGCGAGCGGCCAGCTCGCTTGGTGTGATAAGCGGGTCATGTGTAATCATGGATTTTTCCTCGCGCCGTCCGTGGCGCACGATTAAACGCGACGCAGGCTGATGTGCTCGCGCTTTGCCATCTGGCGGATAGATTCGTATGAGCGGTTTAACTTGCGGGCGATGACTTTAGGGTGGACGGTGCCAGCCAGGGATTTGATGAGGCTTAGCTCTTTGGTGGTCCAGTTGCGGCCAAGAGTCTGCTGATTGCCACGGCGTTTTTTGAATGGCTCGCTCATGGCGGCTACCTGATTAACAGCGATGGCTTGCCGGTCTTCAGAGTCGCGCCAGGAACGTCCTTTCCGCCCTCAAGCAGGTGCTTGATAGCCAGCTTATCCGGCTTTATCACCGTGTCGTATTCGACGTATTCAGGCGGTAGAAGGGCGCTGTCGGTTATCTCTACTGAACGACAAGGCGCGCGGACTGTTACCTGGTGAATACCGGCGCGGATCGACTTCTTACCGGCAGTTTCGAGTGATGTGGCGATGTAGGCGCGGATATTTGCGACCTTGTTTTCAATACTCACCGCGCGCTCGGTCAGGTTCTTTGCCTCATCCCTGAGGCGCTCCGCATATGTCGATTCGTTTTTGCAGATGGCAAGCAGTTGCTCGATTTTATCGGCAAGCTCACCCTCAATCCCTTCGAGTGTGTCCGCCATCGTTTCCGGGTCGATATCGGCATCCATCAGCCTGGCGTAATCACTGGCAACCTCATACAGTTTGCTCATTGGCGGCCTCCAGTTTCACTTTGCATTCTGCGTAGACTGCCTGGACGTTTTGCTGCAACTTCATGCCTGATGTCAGCTTGTACGCCTCTGCAAATTTCCGTTTCAGGTCGTCCATGGTTTCGGACTGCGCCATCTCATCGCAAAGCGCGTAGGCTTTATCGATGACTTCCTGCTGGCGCTTACGCTCGTCTTCCCTGATTTGCTCTTCAGAGTGGTAGGCCATTACCGGCTCCTGATGCATCCCTTCATCATCGTTAAGCAGGTGAATCGCGTTATCCAGACGCTGCGCCTTGGGCCAGTATTTGCTGGCGCGCTTAACGATGGTCTTGCGGGCCATCTCTTCCCAGAAGTTTTTCCAAGGCCCGTTCTTGGCCTTGCTGGTAGCTTCCACTGCTTTGATTTCCGCCAGGCTCATCTCTTCCGTGAGGTAATCGCCATCAGGCGTTTTAACGGTGCAGTAACCGCCGACTACTTCGCCGCGGTCGCCGAACGCGTTGTATTTGTGGGTTGGTGCTTTATCCAGTCCATTGGATTCGTAGGTGTCGTTGGCGCATACCAGTTTGCACTGACCCCATTTAATTGAGCCGGACGACTGAGCCAGATGAAGCAGGCCCATATAGCTGATATCGAGACATACCATACCGTCGCGCGGCACAAGGTAAGCCAGCTTGCTCGCCGGGTTCAGCGTGATGCCGATGGCCGCAACGTTAATGATGGCGTTCTGCGCGCTGGTAGGGTTGTTGATTGCCGTCTTCGCGAGGAAGTCGTTTTTCTGAAATAACTGGATGGCAAACTGGCTTTCCTTAGCCCATGTGACCGTCTGGTCGGTCATAGCGCCACAAAACAGCGGCTCCTGCTGCTTAACGAAACTGACGATATCGAATGACATTACGCCGCCTCCCTGTGTGAATGTCGCGCTTTGAAGATGCCGATTGCATACTCGGCGGTGACGCGCTCGGTCAACGCATCAATCCACCAACCTTCAGACGCGTCCTGAAACGCGATGCTGTGGCCTTCGAGGTAGTTGATGGCGTCAGTTGTATGCTCATCTGCATCCGTCGCCGCCAGAGCCGAAATAAACGGGTTGGCTTTCTTAGCCAGACGCTCAACTTCATCGCTGATGCGTTCGTTATCCGTCGCGTCCAGCGCGGCGATAATTTGCTCAATTTCTTTGACGTCGTTCAGGCTCAGTCTCATTGCTTCTGCTCCTGTGGTTTCGGTTGCTGTTTCATCAAATCTTTCATAATTCGAACCCATGCAGGCTCATCCCAATCCATGGGCTTTTTGTATTGGTTGTTCATTGCGGCCTCCGGTACCATGGCATGCTCACCGCCTGTTTCATCTGCTGATTGGCCTGTAACCACATCCCGGCGTCACCGAGGAAGCGCGCGATAACTGCTTTGCTCTGCGCGGCTCGTAAAGCGCTGTGGTTTACATGTGGCATAACGCCTCCAGTTGTTTGCGAGCCGCACGGATAAGGCGGCGAAAGCGTTTGGATAATTCGGATTCGGTCGGGTAATAGGCGGACATGATGCCGCCACCCGATAGCGATAATTGCATCATGGTGGGATTCCTTACGGTTAAGTGGGCATAGCGAAAACGCCTCGAATGAAGCGCTGTTGATATGCAGGCGAAAAAAAGCCCTCCGGAGAGGGCGAACAGACAACAAGGGTTGCCGGGATGTTTAGCCACGCCCGGCGCGTGATTTCCTTCACTTTCCACAGCCAAGGAAGGGGGTAGACTGTCTTTTCCACAGTCAAAAAGGATTTATTTCATGGCGGATTATCTGGTCAGGGTCGAATTATTCGATGCCGATGGTGAAGATTATGAAAAACTGCATGAGGCCATGCAGTCGATTGGTTTCAGAAAGACAATTCAGGCTCCTGGCTCTACGGTAAGAAAGTTACCAACCGGAACATATGTTGGGGCTAGCCCTTCTGAAGTTTCAGATATCAGAGACGCAGTCAGAAGAATATCAGACCCATTATCAAGTAAGAGCGCGGCAGTTTTTGTCTGCGAATTTACCAACTGGGCATCATTCTTGTATTCCGACGCCTGAATCACTGCCAGCACAGGTAAGTGATTCCTTCATTTCCTCTGGTGGGAGTCCTTTTTTGAGCATTTCCACCATCTTTGTTAGTGGTACGTTAGCGACAAATTCCTTCCCTGAAACAAGGACAACAATGGTATTGCCGGGGTTTCTCTCATCCCTCAGCAAAGCCGCAATGGCGCTTTCATTTACGGCGATGCCGTGGTCAATATCAACAATTAACTCCATATCTCACCTCAGATAAGTGGCTTGCTGCCAAGTTTCATCTTCTGCCTGCCGACACAGGTCACACCCATCTCATTGCGCGGCGCGCTGTACCATTTGCGGTTAGGTTTCTGCTGCGTTAATTCCGGCTCCTGGTAATCGCGGAGAGCTACGAGCGAAGTGGCTCGGTCTGCTCTGACGCAACCAGAGAGCTTCTGTTCGATTCGGCGAGCAAGAGAAGCGTCTTGCTGTGCCTGTTCAATCTTGGCGGCCCGGCGCGCTTTATAGCGGCTCTTGGCAGTGCCTTTTGCTTCTTTCCAGATGATGGTTGCCATGCTGACCTCCGGTTAAGTGGTTTAGGTACATGGCGCGCCAGATGCTTATCTTCTGGTTGCTTCTGCGAGCTGCAATTCGCGCCATCTCCAAAACCACCTGGGTTCTGGTCTCAACGGTTAGGTTGAGAGTTCATCGATGTTAAAGAGCGATGCCAATCTGTTCCTTTTGGCTACCAGCGTCCTGCTGATGGAAATGATAGTCACATATTGTGATTTAATGGCCAATCACAAAATGTGTAAAAATTTAACGAGACACGATATGTGTATGATTTTTTTGTGTAAATAGTTTAGAGGGTTGGATTTCATTCCATAATCCCGCGCATGGTGTAGTGTGATATGCTGGATCGATTGAAAAGTAAGCGGTGGAGGTAATATGGATGACGAAAAGGCGGGTTTAATTCTGAATGCGATAGGACTTGCCGTGGTTGATTTGGTCGCGGCTCAGGTGCCTATAACCAAAGATAACCTTGTGGAAAGGTTGGAGCACAACAGGAGGGTTACGGGGAATGTTATAGGAAAGGGGGCTAACAGGGATGCTGCGGAGCTGGTGAGGAAAGGTCAATAAAAAACCCGGCGCGGTGGCCGGGGTATTTAAGCAACAAGTAATTCAATCCAAGTGTCCCTGTTATGGAAAGGAAGCACAAGGGCGCTATCGTTGAACAGTAATGACAGTTGTTGCAGTTCGGGGCTTAATCCCTCGCTATCAACAATAACGAATCGATTGCTGATTTGAGGAACTGAGTGACTAATATCTACAATCTTTCCAACTGTAGAGTGAGCCGTGTTCCAACCTCTTGATCCTGAAAGGCTTACAGTGAACCCTCTCTTAGGTGCAAGAAGTTTTGATTCTTGTTTAAGCGTTATGGGAATAGTAATGTCATGACCGCTTATTCCTCTCACCTTTTCTTTAAGAGAAAGTCTGGCGCCTAGCCCCTGTGATTTGAGATAACTAATGACACACTTTTCAAACCGATCATCTTTAACTTCTGCATACCAATCAGCCGATTGAGCTGACGCAAGCAACCCACCTCGAATGACATTTGCCGTCATTGCCCCGACATTCTTTTCTGTTGCCCATGCCGAAATCTCACCCGACTCGTTAAGTGTCACACCTTGAGAGGCTAAAGAAGCCCGAATGAGATCAATTTTTCTTTTTGTCAGGTTTATCCCTCGAGACTCAATGTTCATCAAGGTGTCACAGTAATCGGTGATGCGATATTGCCCGCTCATCTCTTGAACAAAAACGCTGATTTGTTCGCTATCATCGTAGTATGTGAACGGGCTAATGACGCGCAGCAGTGTATCGCTCATTGGGTGACATTCGAACCCGAGCTTAGATATGACTGTTGAACACGTTACATTTCCCATGATAGCTGGCCTGAGTTGTCTTGATGTGGCAAAGGAGGATTGCCTATGTAAGTGATATTAAGCGCAGAACAGAAGTAATTCCAGTAGCCAAAGAAATCGTCTGGTTTGATGTCTACATCTAATTTTAATGCAACCTCTTCCCCAACAGACTCAAAGTACAGGTGGTAATGAGACCCAATGGCCACGTCAACGAAATCAGGATGATCAACCTTGCTTCTGTTACGGTGAGGCTTGTTGTCAGCAGGATATGGATCTAGGGCAAACACCCTGCGGTCATGCAAAAACATAACATAAGAAAGTTTGACAATATCCACACCTTCGACAATTGGATAACGCCAATGCAGCATAAATCTTATGCCAACTAAGGGGTTTCCATAGACATCAAAAGCTTTAAGGTCAAGCTTATACCAAATCGGCGTCCTGCCTTCGCTAGCATTCCAGGCTACCCCCGAGAAAGTAACGATTTTTGGAACGCTAATGGCATCATCAACCTGTTTTTGCGTAGGCCTGAAATCATCTTTCTTAGCCACTGAATGTTTTCATCCTGAATAAATTTAAGAAATTGGTTTGCTATCTCACCCAAACGTCTCTTCAGGCCACTGCGCCTTAACTACCTTGCCTATGATGCGGCAGCTATGGTCGCAATCCAGGGTTCTGTATGCCGGGTTTAAAGGTACCAGGTAACTAACCCCTGCATCCTTCTCATACTTCTTGAACGTTGCCTCTGAATCACCATTTGCAGAAGCCACGCAGAAATCCCCAGACTCTACCGGCTCGGCCGGATCAACGAGTATCAGCATACCTTCAGGAAAGCTCGGTCTTACGCCCTGCGGGGCAGTCATAGAATGGCCTTTCACCTCAAGCCAGAAAGCTTTTTCGCTGGCTTTTGTAGTCGTTGGGACCCATGCCTTTGCATCGCTGGCTGTGTAGCTTCCCACCTCCGAAAACGGCCCGGCTTGCACTGAAGAAAATAACGGGTACTCATATTGGCGAAATACAGCGTCGGAATCCTCGCCAAACATTATTTTTGCCGGAGATACGCCGAGTGCAGCCCCAAGAACCAGCGCATCATCTGCACTAACCTTTCTTGTTCCTAACTCATAGTTTCCCAGGCGTGAAGGCGCAGCCCAGCCGCAAAGCTTGGCCAATTGAGCCTGGCTAAGTCCTTTAGCTTCTCTAAGGGACTTAATCCTTTCCCCGATAATTTCATGCATCGTTTTCATCCCTTAAATGTAACACGCAACGTGATTGAACTCTGTACACGAATTGAGGTTGACTGTTAATCACAAATTGTGTGTAATGGGTGTGTGATTAATGCTAGGGAGACCGAAATGAACAAAATTGCCCAGCAGCGAAAAAAAATCGGAGTTTCGCAAGCTGTACTAGCTTCGGCAATTGGTTGGGGGCAATCCCGCATCGCCAACTATGAGCTGAATATCCGTACTCCTGGGCTTAACGATTGCCGAATGATCGTAGAAGGCCTCAGGAAGTTAGGGTGCCAATGTTCTTTGGATGATGTTTTCCCTCCATCCAATAACAAAGCCGCCTAAGCAGTACCCGCTCTTTAACAGTTCTGGCCGCTAACCTCTAACCGGGTAAGCAAAAACCAAGTGGCAGACCCCACGGTCTGCGCACGTATCTAAACCACAAAGGAAGAATACCGAATGGAACTTACAAGCACACGCAAGAGAGCCAACGCAATTACCAGCAACATTTTCAACCGCATTGCTATTCGCGGTCAGCGAAATATCGCATCACAGCTGGGCGTTGATGAGTCCCAAATTACCCGTTGGAAATCCAGCATGATCCCGAAGATGTCGATGCTGTTGGCAATTCTGGAATGGGGAGTTGAAGACGAGGAATTATCGAATCTTGCAAAGCAGGTAGCACTGCTTCTCACAAAAGATAAAGCCCCAAGCGCTGGAACGCTTGAGGCTTAGCAAACTGTGTTACGCCAACACAATCAACAGGAGACATTTTAATGCGAAAACGCAGGAAGTACCAGGAAAAAGAAGAGATTCGGCACCCTGAATCACCTGACGGGTTGGTTGTAGCGGCAGCCAATAACAGATCGTTCGCTGAACGGTTCATTGGTGTTTATCGACTGGCTAAGGCAGGAGTGAAGAATGGGCGTCGTTAAATTAGCAGACTACCGGCAGCAAGAACGCCGCGTAAACCAGCAGGAGGCAGCCGGTATGGGGTTTGTCTCTATACACCGCCAGTTTATGGATAGCCGACTCTACAAGGACTCTCAGGCCGTGCATCTTTGGGTGCATCTCATCCTCAAGGCAAATCACGAGGATGCCGTCGTAAACACCGATGTTGGACCGGTCACCGTTGAGCGCGGGCAGATGATTACAAGTCGCCCGACACTGGTCAGCGAAACGTTCATTCCCGACAACAAAATTAAGAGCCTCCTGCGAAGTTTTGAGGCTAAAGGGATGATTACCGTCACGTCGATGCAGAAAAAATTCAGCCTCATCACCATCGTAAAATATGACGATTTTCAGGCTCAAAATTGTCCAACGAATGTCCAAGACTTGTCCAACGCAAACACCAGTAAAAATGCGGCTCTCAGGGCTGTTTGTCCAAGCGATGTCCAACGTTTGTCCATAAACAATAATATAAATAATAACTCATTACCTAAAGGTAATGAGTATGTCGCAAACGAGCCTGAAGAACAGAATCAAAAGCCCGTCGTGCAGAAGCCAAAAATTTCCTGCGAAGAAGTCTGGCAATGCCTGAAAGATGAATTGCCAGAAGCCAGGGGGTGGAGATGCCTCACTGATGAGCGTCGTAACCTCATCCGCACCTTCTGGGGTAAGGCGAACAAGATCGCCCGCAATCTGGATGGCAAGCCTCTCGACATGGAAGGCTTCAGGGGATACCTGAAATACATCAGCGAAAACTGCCGCTGGATGCTGGAAGACCGGCCTGACCAGAAGACCGGCAGGACGTGGCGCCGCATGAAGTTTGACAGCTTCCTGAACTCTAAGCTCTACATCGAAGTGCGTGAGGGTGATCGCGATGACCGATGACATCAAAACCCCGCCATGTAACTACGAGGCTGAACAGGCCGTTCTGGGCTCAGTGATGGTCGCCCCGGACAGCGACAACGTCCAGAAGGTGCTCGGCTTCCTGAATGCGGACATGTTCTACAGCCGGCAGCACGGCAGAATCTTCGCTGCGTTGCAGGGACTGAACGCCAAAGGCAAAGCGCTGGATATGCTGACTCTGTCAGACGCACTGGAAATGCAGGGAGAGCTTGAACAGGTAGGCGGCTTTGCTTATCTGGCAGACATTTCCCGCAACACGCCAAGCGCTGCAAACGTCATGCACTACGCCAATGTCGTGAAGGACAAATCGACAGAGCGCATGGCAATCGAGCAGGCAACGCAGATGCTTGAGGTGCTCTACTCGCGCTCAGGCATGACGACCGCGCAGAAGCTGGAAGCCGTTCAGGCGCTGGCGATGAAGGTCGATGACAAAGCCAAAACCGGCAATCATCGAGGCCTGATGACGTTCAGAGATGCATTCAACAAGTGGACTTATCAGGTCGGTGAGCGACTGGAAGGGAACCCGTCATCGGTAGGCCTGACGTCCGGGATTGAGGCGCTGGACGAAATGCTGGAGCCCAAGCGAATCGTGCGCGGATCTCTTTTCGTTGTCGGTGCGCGCCCAAAGATGGGAAAGACCACCGTCTACCAGAAAATGGCTATCCACTGCGCGCTGGTAGAAAACCTGCCAACCCTCGCATTCAGCCTCGAAATGCCTACCGAGCAACTGGTAGAGCGCATCATCTCGCAGCACTCCCGCGTGAAGTCTGATGTGTTTTACCAGAACGGCTACAACGAAAACCAGTTCGCCCAGGCACTCGCCATGGGTACGCAGATTGCCGACAGCAACAACCTGTACATCGACGACACGCCTGGCCTGTCTCTGGCTCACATCGTATCCGAGTCGCGCCGCATCAAGCGCGAGCGCGGCGAGGTGGGGATGGTTCTTGTCGATTACCTGACACTTATGGCTGCCGAGAAGGCTGATACCGAGGCGCAAGCCTACGGCATCATCACCAAAGGTCTCAAGGTACTGGCTAAAGAGCTTAACTGCGTTGTCGTGCTTCTGACGCAGCTTAACCGCGGCTCAGAAGCTCGCGCCAATAAGCGACCGCTGCCGAGTGACTCGCGCTCTACCGGACAGATTGAGCAGGACTGTGACTACTGGCTCGGTATCTATCGCGAATCGGAGGATGACGACACGGTTAATCCGGCAGAAACAGAGTTGCTTTTGCGACTCAACCGCCACGGCAACACAGGCACCGTTTACGTTGAGCAGCGCAACGGCATTCTTTACGACATCGACCAACAAGAGGCGCGTTTCCGCAGGGAAGAACGCGAACGCAAACCGAATAAGAAAGGGGGATTTTGATGAGCACTATTAGCAATGAGCGTTTAGAAGAGCTGGCAAACGGAGATATGGAGGTCTGGAATTCGGAGAGCCAGTCAATGGCCCGCGAGCTTCTGGCGCTGCGCAAAGAGCGGGAGAAGGCGGAGCCTGTTGTTTGCCAAAAATGCGGCAACACTGGTTTAGCAGATAGCGGCGGGGTGCAGCCATGGGGAGAGCCAATTCTCATTGAATGTGATTGCACAGCACCGCCCGCGCCTAGTGCTGATGACTCTCTGCCGTATGACCCGCAAATTGCTGAGTATGAGCAAATGATGGAAGCAGAGCAGGCTCAAGCCGGCACCACCGCGCAGCAGTTCGAATCGCTGGCAGGTAAGGCGGTTGTGCCGGAAGGTTGGAAACTGGTGCCGATTGAGCTAACGAAAGAAATGCGCGGAAAGATTCATCCTTTTGCGGAGGCGCTTTGCCATGGGTGCGGACGCGAGGTAGTGGCTGATTGCGAAGACAATGTTACGGCGTCATGGAATGACATGCTCGCGGTAGCGCCCACACCGGTCGGCAAACAGTCATCAACAGCAGAGGGCAACAATGATGGATTCGAGTGTACGCCGGTCGCTGACCTGTACGAGCTTCTGACCAAATGCGGAGAATGTTACGACTATACAACCTCGGCAAAAGTCGCCGCTGACTGGATTAAAGAAGGCTATTCAGCGCGGGAATACGTGAAGCTTGATCGCCTGCAGGAAGCCATGACGCTGGGTTCATCCGGGGAGGCTGATGGCTGGATTCCATGCAGCGAGCGGTTGCCAGTTGAAAAAGATATTGTGCTTGTAGTGGACGATGGTTACTTCGTTTGCGAAGCGCAGTATCGCGGAGGGGATTTTTTCTCTGCCGTCCGTGGCAATAATGAGTTCTTTGAAACCACATGCCGGGATGTAGAGTTTTGGCAACCTCTCCCCGAGCCGCCATGCAAATAACCCTCGACGACATAGACACCATCGCCAGATACATTGGCACCCCGTCATGCACGATGACGAATACACCTTTACCCCACTCAATTAACCATCAGTGGAGCATGATATGAGCATCATAATGCTGGTCTTCATCGGCCTGTGCTTCATGTTCGCAGCCATCGTTAGGCAGGACGGCCTGATATTCACAGACGCGTTGATTCTGCTGTGCAGTGCATTCGTATTGGCTAAAGAGGAGAAGCGTCGTGGATAAGAGCAGAGAGCAGTTTGAGGTAGTTTATGAGCAAATGAAAAACGACCGCTTTGGCACTAATGAGGAGTGGGCGTGGAAGTTTTGGCAGGCATCCCGCGCGGCGGTGGAGATTGAGTTGCCGCCAACAATAGAAGTACACCCACTCGGACCAAGCACGGCGAAAATGTTTTGTGAGCTGCATAAAAACACTGTCGCAGAATGTGCCAATTCCATCCGCGCCGCCGGTCTCAAGGTTAAGGGGGATTGATGAGCGCATCGGTTTTTGTTGTAAGCATCCCAGGCTTTGAGGGTGAAATGGAAGCAGTGGCTGCATTCACCACATACAACAAAGCGAACAAATATCTGAATAAAAACGGAATAACTTCATGGGCAATTGAAGAGCTCAAACTTGACGAGGAATGCCATGAAACAAACGATATTTCTCAGGGGTAAGTTGCAACAGCAGGAAGCAATAAACTCCATTCTCGCATCACCTCTCGACACCGACCGCCCGGTCACAATCAGAATCACCGACTACAAGCGCAACCTTGACCAGAACGCGAAATTTCACGCGCTCCTGGCAGATATTGCTGCGCAGGTTCAGTGGTGCGGAAAGTGGCTGCGGCCGGAGCAGTGGAAGGTGTTGCTGATTAGCGGCCACGCGGTGGCGACAAAGCAGGAGGCTGAGGTTGTGCCCGGTCTTGAAGGTGAATACGTAAACATTCGCGAGAGCAGCGCCGAGATGAGCGTAAAGCGCATGTCCAGCCTCATAGAGTACACCGTGGCCTGGGCGACCGGGCAGGGCGTCAGATTCACTGACAGGAGGTATATGTGAGGCGACAGCGACGAAGTATCACCGACATAGTCTGCGAAAACTGCAAGTTTATGGTCCGACCCCGCCGCAAGAAGAAACCTGAATTACCTCCCTCTCAAATCCCAACGTACGCGTATACCGCCCACCTTGCTGATGTCCGGTGGCTGCGTCAACGCGCCAGGAGGAAACATGACAGCTGAATACGAGTACGCAGAGCGCTTTGCTGATTTGATGGAAGACATGCAGGGCGATGGCGTGGACGCCATGAACATCCTGATGAATTACCTGATGGGCTTCGTCGAGCAGATGAGCGAGGGCGAAGAAGACAAAGGGCTCATCTGGCAACTGGAAGACAAAGAGCTGGTTATCACCATTGAGCCAGTAGACGGCACAAACACAGCGAGGCTGCATTGATGGACTACAGCAAATTAAGTGATGGTGAAATTAGCGTTCGGCTCGCTTATTTCCTCAAGCCAAAGTACAGCGCAATCATTCACCCTCACGAAAGCACTGGCGCTCAGTTGTCATGGAACTGGTTCAACACGGTGCAGACGACTGGTTATTTTCCACTACGTCGTTCCGAAGAGCTTTTTCCGGTTATGAAGAAGCACCGGATTGGCCTTCACCCATCAGGAAAGACTGTATGGCAGGCATCACACGAATCAGGAATCAGTGTCACACACCGGAACCCACTTCGTGCGGCGGCAATTGTCTTCCTCATGATGCAGGAAAGCCAACATGCTTAACCCCATCCAAACCCAAGCATACGAGCAGCAGAGCATAGCCAGAGCTCTCTGCGCAGGATGCAGCAAGCAACTAGAGCCAGATGAGACATATGCCTGCGGCGAGTGCATCAACGAATGGCTGGTATATCGAGACCCGAACTCACAAATGGCAGGAGATAGTGATGATTAAAGGAATTTTGCTATGCATCGCGCTTTATGTCGCGTATCGACTCGGCTGGAATTCGGCTCACAGCATGGTGGCGATGGAATGCCAGAAAAATGGCGGCTTCTTCGTGGGCAAAAAGACATTCAAATGCATTGAGGTGCAGGATGGAAAAGAAAACAAGACGGCGCTGTAAAAACGAAGAATGTAGAGAGTGGTTCCACCCGGCGTTCGCTAACCAGTGGTGGTGTGGACCGGAATGCGGCGCAAAGATAGCGCTTGAGCGACGAAGCCGGGAACGCGACAAAGCACTCAAAGCAGCAGAGAAGAAACGACGAAGAGAAGAACAGCAGCAGAAAGACAGACTCAAGATTCGAAAGCTCGCCTTAAAGCCCCGCAGTTACTGGATTAAACAAGCACAGCAAGCCGTAAACGCCTTCATCAGAGAAAGAGACCGCGACCTTCCCTGCGTTTCGTGTGGAACGATGAGCGCCGCTCAATGGGACGCTGGCCATTATCGAACAACGGCCTCCGCACCACAGCTAAGGTTCGACCCTCGCCAAATCTGGAAGCAATGCCAGGTATGCAATCAGCACAAGAGCGGGAATATCGTCCCATATCGTGCTGAGTTGATCCGGCGCATCGGCATCGAGCAAGTCGAAGACATTGAGTCCAACCACAACCGCCACCGCTGGACCATCGAGGAGTGCAAGGCGATTAAGGCGGAGTACCAGCAGAAGCTTAAAGACCTGCGCAACAGCCGGGAGGAGGCCGCATGAGCGAAGTAAGCAGAGAGGTCTGCGAGGAATATCTCGATGCCTTAGTGACGGTGGAGTTAGCCGCAAAGCTCGCGCAGAAGGACGGGCGCAAAATCAACGCAGCCATACGCGCAACGGTGAGCGCATTGCTGCCGCGGCTTAGCGACCGGAAAGTGCGCGGCATATTCACCGGCCTTGCGCGGCAACCATTCCCTGATGGTGCACTCAAGATGTTAAGGCGACAACTCGATTCATTAGTGGGAGAGCCAGTATGAGCACAGCAACCAACATTGCATCAGCGCAGCAGCGCCAGAAGGATAAGGAGATGCTTGAGGCTGTTGAATGGCAGCTTAACAACGTTCACGAGACCGAGCGGCGCTTAAAGGACATGCGTAAGGAGCTGGAAAACCGGCTCGGTATCAACAAACCAGAGGGAGGCGATGCAGCATGAACCTGGAAAATGCACTGAAGTATCACTTCGCCAAATCAACCATGATAAACGACTCTCCGCGAGCCACAGCATCAGACGCATTGACCGGCACTGATATCATGGCAGCTCAGGGAATGGTGCAGAATCGCGCGCAGATGGGCTTTGCGGCGTTTATGGGGAAAATGGGTGTCAGCAGCAATGACCGTGAGAAAGCTATTGAACTGCTGACCCTGTATGCAATTGAGCGCTGCGATAAGGTTGCCGCCTTGCGCAAGCTCGAAAGTGATATTAAGCCAAAGGTAATGCAAGCGCTCGCAACTTACGCCTTTGAGGACTATTCACGCAACGCTGGGAGCACCCGGCAGTGTGAATGCTGCAATGGCCTTGGCTTCATTCATGCGGAAGTCGTGACCATGAAGCACATTGGCCGGCCGAATCTGGCGGCCAGAAGGGAGCAGGTGAAAGCGCTGTGCCAGAAGTGCAAAGGAAAGGGTGTGGTTTCTACGGCATGCTCTGACTGCAAGGGACGAGGGAAGGCGATAAATCAGGAGGAGACGGAAAAGCAGGGCGTTCCTGTGATTTCTGACTGTAAGCGCTGCGGCGGCGTTGGCTATCCTCGCTTACCGTCTACCGAGGCTTTTGCTGCGGTATGCCAGATTACTGACGCCATCTCCCTCGACACGTGGAAGAAGTCTGTTAAGCCTTTCTACGACGCTCTTATCATCAAGTTTGAGGTGGAAGAATCGTGGGCTGACGCACAGTTACGAGAAGTCACCAGGTAAAAGTCGAAAATAGCGCATTAATTTGTCGTGCGCTATTTACTTTTCCCGAACCTGCGGATATGATTTCTAACAGTTGAAGTTGCGCACGTTGTTAAGCGCTCAAAACATTAAGCTCTGAGTTAATCGCTCGGGGCTTTTTTGTTTTCGGATTTACAAAATAAAATCCCCGCCGAAGCGGGGAACGTATTTCTACCTGGTTACTGTCCATTTTGACTGTACAGTATTGCAGGTTCGATTTATCCCCACCGAGGCGGGGAACGCAACTTGAATCGGCTTAAGCGTTCTCGTTGCTGGTTAATCCCTACCTAAGTAGGGAACATCACACGCTACTTTTCTGCGCTTAACTTATCAAGCCATGGCTTGAGGCCAATGCAGAACGCGCGGAATTCGTCGTCTTTTATCGTTTCAGTACGATTAATGTGAGCACCATAATCCGCTGAATTACCGGTAGCGATTTTAGTCGCTCCTTTGGCTCGCAACCACTTGTCTGCGTGAGTGGATGATATTTCCATCCCGCCCTCACGCACTATCTCTACCAGGTCATGACGCGTTAGCTTCAGCGCTGACGCTATCAGTTTGAGATTAACAGTTAGCTGTCCGTTATCCATAACGCCTCCATTCGATGGATTGGATAATGCCCTGGAAATAGTTCGATTTGTAGTGCGTAGATCAACTTTTCACCTAAATAAATTCCTATTCAATGGCTCGCTTCGGCGGGGTTTTTTGCTTTATGATTGGCTTTCTGATAACCCCCAGAAGTCAAGATGATGAGGACGACCATATGTCACACGGAGACAATTCAGATTGCGCTGTCTTCTTTACCAAAAGCGAAATGGACGCTTTCAATGAAGAGTTCTCGCGTGAGCTAACCTTTGAGCAATATGAGTCTCGCATTGGTGACGAAATCCAAATCGCTGAGGTTTTAGTTGATATTGTGGAAGATCCGCCCGAAGGCATCCCAGCCGAGGTTTATCAAAGTTACGCTGTTTTTGCAGACAAAGAAAACCCAACGGCACTTATTATTTCTGGCGAAAATGAAGATTATTATTTTCGTATTCGACGCCCCGAAGACTACTCCACTATCGCTGATACCCTACAGGATATTGTTCAAGATCGTCAAAATGCTGAAGAGCTTGAACGATACTGGGAAGAGCATCGTCAGTGGGAAGAACAAAATCGCAACGATGAATAACACAAAAGCCTATTAGGCTCGCTACGGCGAGCCTTTTTTATTTCCCCTCTTATCGAGAGGATGCACAGCAATAGAGGGGGCTATATGTCCGAACCGGTTACAGGAACTGTCGCAGCAGGTGCTGCGCTTACTGGCGCAAGTCTTTACGGGCTGCTGACCGGCACTGATTACGGTGTGATTTTTGGCGCGTTTGCTGGTGCAGTCTTTTATGTTGCCACTGCAGCAGACCTCACCCTGATCCGGCGTGCAGCCTATTTCGTCGTTTCTTACATCGCAGGCATTTACGGTGCCGGGCTTGTGGGTTCTAAACTTGCCAGTTGGACAGCCTATAGCGACAAGCCGCTTGATGCACTGGGGGCTGTAATCCTCTCTGCGCTGACGATAAAAATCCTCACGTTCGCCAGCCAGCAAGACCCCGCGCAATGGTTTCAGCGGTGGAGAGGGGGAGCCAATGGTAATAAGTGATCCGCTGGTACTGACCAACGTGGCGACGTGCTCGGCCATTGTGCTGAGGCTGATGCTGTTCCGTAAGCCCGGTGCCCGTCACCGCTGGTGGGCATCGTGGCTGGCATACCTGATTATTCTGGCATATGCCTCGGTGCCGTTCCGCTACTTCTTCGACTTTTACGTCCACACACACTGGGCGTCGGTCATCATCAATTTAATCATCTGCGCCGCCGTGTTCCGTGCCCGGGGAAACGTGGCGCGCCTGTTTCAGGTACTGAGGCCCGAATGAACCAACAACAATTTCAGCAGGCGGCTGGTTTAAGCGCCGGCTTAGCTGCGCGCTGGTTCCCGCACATTGATGCGGCGATGTGCGAGTACGGCATCACTGCGCCTGTCGATCAGGCAATGTTCATTGCGCAGGTCGGCCATGAAAGCACCGGCTTTACCAGGCTGGTGGAGAGTTTCAACTACAGCATCGCAGGGCTGAACGGTTTTGTCCGGGCTGGCCGGCTAACCCAACAGCAGGCCAACATGCTGGGCCGCCGCACGTATGAAAAGGTGCTGCCCCTTGAGCGTCAGCGCGCGATCGCCAATCTGGTTTACAGCAAGCGACTCGGTAATAACGCCTCTGGTGATGGCTGGAAATATCGCGGACGCGGCTTAATCCATATTACCGGCCTCGAAAATTACCGAGACTGCGGCGCCGCGCTGAAACTCGACCTTGTCAGCACCCCAGAGCTGCTTTCCGAAGACGTCACCGCAGCGCGCTCTGCGGCATGGTTCTATGCCAGCAAAGGCTGCCTGAAATATCCGGGAGATTTGCTGCGCGTCACGCAGATTATTAACGGTGGGCAGAACGGGCTGGAAGACAGACGGGCCCGCTATGCGGCAGCGCGCCGGGTGCTCTGATGGCTACAGTATGGGGCTTTATCCGTGCATGGTGGAAGCCGCTACTCTTCCTTGCCGCTGTGGGATTTGCGCTTTATTACCGGGCCTCACTCACAAAAGCAGAGGCATCTTTAACCAAAGTTAATCGTGAATTAAATCTGGCTAAAGACACCATCAGCGACATGCAGACTCGCCAGCGCGATGTTGCAGCGCTTGACGCCAAGTACACACAGGAGCTTGCAGATGCTCAGAGCACTATCAATCAGCTTGAGCGCGATGTTGCTACTGGCAAGCGTCGGCTGCAGCTCAACGCAACCTGCACCGCGAACGGATCGACCGGCACCACCCGCGTGGATGATGGGGCCAGCCCCCGACTTACTGACGCCGCTGAACGGGATTATTTCACCCTCAGGGAGCGCATCGAGACCGTGACCAGGCAGTTGAGCGGATTGCAGGCTTATGTTCGCGAACAGTGCCTTAAATAGCAGAGAGGAAGCCATGACCTTTAAGTTTGACCTTAACCAGTTTATAGCGATCAGCATCAGTGACGAGATGGGCCACATCAAGTCCCGCACAGAGAGTTGCAACTATTGCGATTAGTATCTGGTTCATTACAAGGCGGCTGACGGTCGCGCTGTCGAATCGTGGTTCAACGAAGATGACATTATTGCTGGTGAAGATGATGGGCATCCCGGCGCACCGATAGCCTCGATTACTCTAAAGTAAATGACGATATCCAATGATATGAAGAGCGTAGCTTTTGTGTAGTTTTTCAGCGAATAGGATTATGCGGATTTAGCATTTTTGGCTTGTATAAACTGTGGGTAAGTAGCTATAGTCACGTCATAGATATTAATTTTGCATTTTTTCAAGCCTCTTTTGAGGCTTTTTGCACATTAAAATATGACAACAATGGCACATATGGTATACCCCCCTTGGTGCGGGCACTATATGTAGCGCTATATAGGAGCTATCATTATGACCCCAGCTGAGTTCTACGATCTTTACAATATCAAGCCAGCAGAAATGTTGGCTGGTGAAACTGTTAACAACTTCGCTTCTCGTGTAATGGCACAGCAAACTAGTACAAGTGGAAACACAGGTGTTTGGTACTCACAAGGTACAGCTACACAACCGAAGCAGAACCAAACTACAAGTCATCAACTTTACACGTACTAACCTATGCCTAATTGGAGCGACGTACTGGGCGAGATTACGGCTCTCGCCCATAAGAGTCCAATGGATGAGGTTCGCCGTAAATACTTATCGCAACTTTCAAATCACACTGGAAGAAACGTAATCACATATTACTCTGGGTGGTTACAGCACGGTGGTGCAGAAGTACGCCACCTTACTCAGATGACTGATGATGATAAGAACGGGTTAATGACAGCCATCAATGGTTTGGATGCATCAAAAGGGTTGGATTTGATACTCCATACTCCAGGTGGTGATATTGCCGCTTTGGAATCAATCGGGCATTACTTAAGATCGAAGTTTGGAACTAACATCAGAGCAATTGTTCCTATGATTTCAATGTCCTGCGGAACTATGCTTGCATGTTGTGCCAATGAAATCGTCATGGGTAAACAGTCCAACATTGGCCCAATTGATCCCCAGTTTAACGGTTTCTCAACCCATGCCATCATTGAAGAATGGAATCGTGCGCAGACGGAAATTTTTAAAAATCCCTCTGCTGTTCAGATGTGGCAGTTCATTCTTCAAAAGCTAAACCCGACGATCATCGGCGAGTGTGAGAAAGCTATCAAATGGGCAAATGAGATTGTTAAGCATTGGCTCATGACAGGCATGTTCGATAATGATCCTGAGGCAGAATCAAAAGCAGCACATGTTTGTTCAGAATTAAATAACCACCACACAACCTATACCCACTCACGCCATATTCACTTTGATAAGGCGCAGAAGATTGGATTGAATGTTACCGAACTTGAAAGTGATCAAGTACTTCAAGATTTGGTCTTAACCATACATCACAGCTACATGCATTCTTTTGGTGGGGCACCACTGGCAAAAATCATTGAAAATCATAACGGTAATGCAATGATTTGGAATATCCAGTCTTAATTTCCATTCCCGCTGCCTGATTCCAGCCTCGCTCATACGGGGCTTTTTTTGCGTGCGAAATAATCAGTGTCAAGCCCGAGGCGCTTTCGAGCGGAGCGCGTGATGATATTCTCCACTCTGCACAACAATACGGTTAGCCACACTGTGAAGTGTTGCGACGCCGATCAAATAGTGAAATATAGGCTGAATATTGGATGGAGCAAAAGTGTTAGCATTAAGTCTCTTTTAGAACGGAGACACAAAATGATAATTACCCACGCAATCATTAAGCAAAAGTTTCATGAACAAATTGAAAAACGCCAGAAAAGGAAGGTTGAGTTACAGGATGTGAGTGAAATACTCATTAAAAAATATAAAGAATCTCTTTCCACTCCCTCAGACTTGTGGGAAGACGCCAATGGCTATCCAAGAAACTACGTATCGACGGGAATTAGAAACGGGAAAGGACTCTTTCAGCCTGCATCTATATCATCTATTGATATTGATAAAGATTTTGTTTTTAGCTTCATCATTTCAACCGTTATAGACGAAATAAAATGTGATAACGTCGCATCTGCTGAGGTAGCTATCTCAATCTATAAACAAGCCGGTTCTTATTATATACTTGTTGGCGATAAGAAAAGTTCTTTCAGAGTGGTGACGGTAACTGCAGCAGATGCTTTCAACAATGTGAACAACGCGATTAAAGAAGCAGTAATCGAACTTTTTGCTGATCCAAGATTAGATTATTAAAAGCGATAAATTGGGGGAATTAATTAAGGCCTTCTCCAGGCAGACTTTTAACACAATCAACTACAGCCACCAGCAAATGCTTGTGGCTTTTTTATTGGAGCGAATATGCAGGTCACTATTGACGGTGTCCCATATGCACCCGCCAACGCTTCGTCGTCTCGGATCGGCATTGCCATAACGACGCACAACCGCGCTGCCGTTCTAAATCGCGCCGTTAATCAACATCTGCAGTTTTTCCCTGCTGGCGCGCTGGTGGTTGTTATCGACGATGGTTCTATACCTGCAGCAGTAGTTCCTGACGGCGTGCAGTTGCTTCGGCATGAATCATCCCTCGGCATCGTCGCATCAAAGAACGCCAGCCTGACAGCGCTGATGGATGCCGGGTGCGAGCACCTTTTCCTGTGGGACGATGACGCATGGCCGACCGCCGACAACTGGCATCTACCTTACATCGAATCACCGGAGCCGCATCTGGCTTATCAATTTCTCGACCTGGCGGGCCCGCGCAAGCTGAATGACCTCTCCGTCCTGTACCGCGATGATAACCACATCGCCTACACCGGGCAGCGCGGCGTGATGCTCTACTACCACCGCAGCGCTATTGAAAAGGTTGGCGGGTTCGACCCGATTTACGGTCGCGGGATGTACGAGCACAGCGATTTAGCCCTGCGCATTCATAATGCGGGGCTAACATCATGGGCATATGCCGATGTTGTTGGTTCTGAAAAGCTGATTCATTCCCTCGATGAACATGAAGCCATTGAGCGTTCGGTACCTAAACCGGACCGGGTAGCGCTGGTGGAACGTAACGTGAAGATCCACAACGAGCGCCGTGATAACGGTTTTACGGGTTACGTTGAATACCGGCGACAGCGTGACGTGGTCATCACTACTCTGCTTACCAGTCTGCCAGATCCGCAGCGAGGCACCAAAATGGCTGCCTCGCCTGACATGCTGGCAAAATGGGCAGCCTCGCTTCGGGAGTGCGGACGTATCGCGCTGGTAGATGAGTTGCCGATAGCTCCGGCAGACGTTGAGCTGTGCCGCGTTCCTGACGTGAAAATGAATATCTACTTCCGGCGCTGGCTCCATATCTGGCAGCACCTCCGTGACCATCCTGAATATCGTTTCGTCTGGTGTACCGATGGCACCGATGTCGAGATGCTTCGCGCGCCGTGGGAAGAGATGCAGCCCGGTAAGCTTTATGTCGGTTCTGAGCCTAAGACGTACGCTGACGCCTGGGCAAAGCAGAATCATCCGGAGCGTATCTATCAGGAATTCATTGAAGCACACCGCAACGATGTGATGCTTAACGCTGGTCTGCTGGGTGGCACTCGTGCTGATGTAATGGCGTTCGCGCATGGCATCATTCGCCTTTATTACCGCATCGAGAGTTATCGCTTCTGGAAGAAAGAGCAAACTGGCGCCGCGGTGGGTGACATGCTGGCGTTCGGCATTGTGGCCAGGTCATTTGGCGATCGGGTAGTAACTGGCCCGCTCGTTCACACGGTATTCAAAAGCGAAGGCGTCGGTAGGGAGTGTGCCTGGTGGAAACATAAATGATGCCATAAAAGTATGGGGGATGAAGCCTTTGAAAGTCGTTTGAATAGAAGTACAAAAAATCAAACGTGCTGAAAATAAGAGCGGAAAGCGCATCGTTTATCGCTGTTCCGCTCGTAAAATTCAATAAAGATACTGTTTTATTGCGACTCTTCTTTTTTAAAATGTTGAACAGCTTGATCATAAATATCTAAAAGAGAATAAATATTGCCAGCGCTGCAAACCGGCACTCTCTCTGCCCTGACCAATTCAATTAATAACGCATATGCAGATTCTTCAGGTTTTTCTTTGGGATTTATAAGCCCGGACATAAGACCTCCTTGGTTAGAGAACCTCCAGCCTAAACCCATAACATAGGCATGGGTATCCTGATAAAAGCACAGTGTTCAAGGAACCAGCATGACAGAAGAAACAATTTTGTATGCGGTTGTGGCCCATCATTCGCGTATGAATACTGCACACCAGCTCGCTGCATCCTTAAATGCCTATCTAATCATTGATGAATGTGATAACGGTGCAAACTGGAACCATCGTAGGGCTCTAGGGTGGGCTGCAGGACAGAACCGCCCGGTAGTGGTATTGGAGGATGACGCCCTGCCAGTAGATGGCTTTGAAATTCTTGTTAGCGAATGGCTAATCCGCTTCCCGGATTCCCTCATCAGCTTTTATCTCGGTACCGGTCGTCCGCCACAGTATCAGCTGGAGATAGCCACAAAGCTTATCGCCGCTGACCGCGAAAGGGCAGACTACATCACCATGCAGCGTCTCGTGCATGCCGTGTGCTACAGCGTACCCCCGAAGTTAATCCCGAAGGTGCTGGCGCGCTGGGATGCGAGCAAGCCTGCTGATTATGCGGTGGGTGATGCCTGCGGCGGCCCGGTAATTTACCCGTGTAACTCGCTGGTGGACCATGCTGATGGCCTGCCTGTAGAGAAGCATCCCGACAGACAGCCGCGCCGCGAACGTCGCCGCGCATGGAGGTTACATGGCTAAGCTGACCACGTTAAAGCCACGGCTGAAGGTTATCGATACGCGCCGCATAAAGCCCGTATACGGCGAGCAACGGCGCATCAGCGGCAGCGCCCGCGTTGGTCTTAAGCGCCGCATCTGGGTGCGTGACGGTGGTCACTGCTGCATGTGTTCACGTGCGGTTGACCTGCATGAGAGCGAGCTCGACCACCGCATCGCGTTGCAGTTCGGCGGCGATAACTCAGAGCGAAACCTGTGGACATTATGCACTGACTGCCACGCCGGGAAGTCGGCACGCGAAGCGGCAGCCGGTCAGCCTGATGAAGAAGCCCTAGAGCATGCCGTGCCAGACAGTGCCAGTCATTCGGTAACGATTATCTGAGGTGATGAAGATGGAGTGGTTACTGCTGATCTTACTGGTAGCATTCGTAATTTTTTTGATGGATGCAAGCGCTGGCGCACAGCCAACATGGATGCACTGTCGGGAAATGAGAAACCGATATGGAACTCCAAAGCCGCACGACAGCAAGCGCCCCGTCGGTGGTTATCAGCCTGTAGCGGAGAGCAGGGAAAGCAGTGATCCTCTGCCTCCACTGAAGCACTAATGAGAACGATTATCGGATTCTCTTCTGAATGGTTGTCAATGCAATCATTTCAATGTGAATGATATCAATTATCATCAAGGCGGGGGTGGGTCCCGAAGTAAACATCAATCGCGCTGGACACCGCCCCCCCTCTCACGCACAAGAAAAAATTCCCCTCTGGAGGGTGTAAACATGTTAACAGCGCAAAAGCGGAAATTCGCTGTCGCGCTGATGTCCGGTATGTCTCAAAAAGATGCGGCAGTAAAGGCGGGGTATTCTGAGAAATCCGCACGCTCCAAGGGGTCGCAGCTTGCAAAAGACCCGGAAGTCATCGCGTTTATTGAGCGTAAAAAGAAGGAAGTCATCGAGACGGATGATGTTCCGGCCTGCCGGCAGGATGTTTATACCCCAGCGGTAAACAACACCGAAAAAAACGATGCGCCACTGGCGCCCGCCGTAGCTGGTGCTTACGACGACCCGCTCAAGTTTCTGATGGCTGTAATGAACGATGCCAGCGAAGAAATTGACGTCAGGAAGGACGCGGCGAAGGCCATGCTTCCCTATATTCACCCCAAAAAAGGGGAGACAGGGAAGAAAGAGGCGCGCAACGCCGCGGCAAAAGCTGCATCCGGTGCCAGCAAGTTCGGTGCGATGGCGCCGCCGAAACTGGTCGTGAACAACAAGGGGTAATTTATGGCGCAGTGGTCTACAGCCTGTACAGACTGGGAATCGCGCCTGGTTGCAGGTGAATCCATCATTCCGCCGCCTATCTTTCCCCACCAGGCGGAGCAGGCGCTGGGTATCTTCCGTGAATTGCGGGTTTCTGACCTGCCGGGCAAGCCTACTTTCGGCGAGTGCTCTGAAGAATGGGTGTTCGACTTCGTGAAAGCCATCTTCGGCGGATACGACGCCGAGACGGGAAACCAGCTCATCCGCGAATACGGCCTGCTGATATCGAAGAAAAACACAAAATCGACCATCGCAGCGGGCATCATGCTGACTGCGCTGATCCTCTGCTGGCGCGAGGATGAAGAGCATCTGATTCTCGCGCCCACCAAAGAGGTGGCCGATAACAGCTTCAAGCCCGCCGCCGGCATGATACGCGCCGACGACGAGCTGTCCGATATGTTCCAGATCCAGGACCATATCCGCACGATTACGCACCGGGTGACGCGAAACACGCTGAAAGTGGTAGCCGCGGATACGGATACCGTTTCCGGTAAAAAGTCTGGGCGCATTCTGGTTGACGAGCTCTGGCTGTTTGGCAAGCGCGCCAACGCAGAGGCGATGTTTATGGAAGCGCTCGGCGGGCAGGTGTCGCGTAATGAAGGATGGGTGATATTTCTCACCACGCAGAGCGACGAGCCGCCGGCAGGCGTTTTCAAAGAGCGCCTCGATTACTGGCGTAATGTCCGTGATGGCAGGATAAACGACCCTAAAACGCTGGGTATCCTTTACGAGTTCCCGGAACGGATGGTGCAAAGAAAGGCTTATCTCGATCCGGAAAACTTCTACATCACCAACCCGAACATCGGCCGCTCGGTCAGCGCGGAGTGGATAGCCGACCAACTTCGCAAGAACCAGGCGAAAACGGACGGCACGTTGCAGCAGTTCCTGGCGAAGCATCTCAATATTGAAATTGGCCTTAACCTGCGTAGCGATCGCTGGGCGGGCGTCGATTTCTGGGAGCAGCAGGCGCAGCATGTCAGCTTTGATGATTTGCTGCGGCGCGCCGAGGTGATCACCGTCGGCATTGACGGCGGCGGTCTTGATGACCTGCTGGGCTTCGCTGCTGTCGGACGTGACGCTGAAACGCGGGAGTGGCTCTGCTGGTGCCATGCCTGGGCGCATGAGATAGCCATCCGGCGGCGTAAGAGCGAAGAATCCAGGTTCAATGACTTCGTGAGGGCAGGCGACCTGACCATCGTGAAACGCGTCGGCCAGGACACGGAAGAGGTGGCGGAATACGTCCGGCGCATCCACATTGCTGAACTGCTCGACAAGATAGGCATTGACCCGTCAGGCGTCGGCCAAATCCTCGATGCGCTGATTGAGGCTGAAATACCCGCCGATGCGGTGGTTGGCGTAAGCCAGGGCTGGCGTCTTGGCGGTGCGATTAAAACCACCGAACGCAAGCTTGCCGAGGGCGTGCTTATCCATGGCGGGCAACCGATGATGGCCTGGTGTGTGGGTAATGCCCGGGTGGAGCCGAAAGGTAACGCCATCCTCATTACCAAGCAGGCCAGCGGCAAGGGGAAGATTGACCCGCTGATGGCGCTGTTCAACAGCGTTTCGCTCATGGCGCTGAACCCTGAAGCGAAAAAGCAGGATTACCAGGTGCATTTCATATGACAGTTACGTCAGTTAATAACCCGCTCCGGCGGGTTTTTTCGTTTCAGGAGGCAGCTAAATGACGCTTAATCGCGCATGCACCCTCATGACGGTAAAGGCGGTGAACGAGGACGAGCGGATCATTACCGGCATCGCTTCCACACCATCTCCCGACCGTGACGGGGACATTATGGAGCCGGAGGGCGCCAAGTTCCGCAGCGACACGCCGTTCCTCTGGCAGCATGACCGCTCGCAACCCATCGGCACCTGCACCCCGAAAATGGTGAAGGGCGGGCTGGAGATCACAGCAAGACTGGTGAAACCCACCCCGGATATGCCGTCCCAGCTTGTTGCCCGCCTCGATGAGGCCTGGGCATCCATTAAGGCTGGGCTGGTGCGCGGTCTCTCTATCGGCTTCCGGCCGATTGAATATTCCTTCCTGGATGAAGGCGGGATCCGCTTTCTTTCCTGGGACCTTCTTGAAGTCTCGGCAGTGACCATTCCGGCAAACGCCGAATGCTCCATTAACTCCGTTAAATCATTCGACCGCCAGTTACTCGCCGCGGCAGGCAAAGAGAAACCGGTGGTTAAAGCAACACAGTCCGCTGGCGCTACAGCACCCAAAACCATTACCAATAAAGGAAACAGTTCGATGAATATCGCAGAACAAATCAAAAGCTTTGAAGCGAAGCGTTCGGCGCTGGCGGCGTCTCTCTCCGACATCATGGCTAAAGCCGCTGAAGCCGGGCGTACGCTTGATTCGGAAGAAGAAGAAAGCTACGACAACACCTCAGCCGAAATCAAATCCGTGGATGCGCACCTGAAGCGCCTTCGTGACATGGAAAGTAACCTTGCTGCGACTGCCAAACCGGTAAGCAAAGCGGCGGGCGGCGATGTAAATGTCGTAACGACCAACGCGCCGGGCATCATCCGCGTAGAGCAGAAGCTGGAAAAAGGCATCGCCTTTGCCCGCTTCGCCAAGGCGCTGGCCGCCGCGAACGGCAGCCGCTCCGAGGCGCTGGAGATTGCGCGTAAGCAATATCCGGACGATGCGAAACTGCATCATGTCCTGAAGGCGGCCGTCGGCGCTGGCACCACTACCGATCCGAAATGGGCTGGCGCGCTGGTTGAATACCAGGAATACGCACAGGATTTCGTGGAGTTCCTGCGACCGCAGACCATTATTGGCCGCTTCGGGCAGGGTAACATCCCGGCGCTGCGCCAGGTGCCGTTTAACATTCGCATCCCGGCGCAGACCTCCGGCGGTTCAGCGAACTGGGTAGGGCAGGGCAAGGCGAAGCCGCTGACCAAGTTTGACTTTGAGTCGATCACCTTCAGCTTTGCCAAAGTGGCCGCAATCGCGGTGCTGACCGACGAACTTATCCGCTTCTCCAACCCGGCAGCCGATGCGCTGGTGCGCAATGCTCTGGCCGAAGCGGTTATTGCCCGTCTCGATACTGACTTTATCAACCCGTCCAAGGCGGAAGTCGCCAACGTGTCGCCGGCTTCCGTTACCAACGGCATTACCGCTATCCCGTCCACCGGTAATCCGGACGACGACGCAGCGGCGGCTTTTGGCGTGTTTGTCGCTGCTAACCTGCAACCGAACGGTGCAGTCTGGCTGATGTCCAGCACCACCGCGCTGGCGCTGTCCATGCGTAAAAACGCGCTGGGTCAGAAAGAGTATCCGGAAATGACGCTGCTGGGCGGTACCTTCCAGGGTCTGCCGGTTATCGTCTCCCAGTATGTGGGCAGCCAGCTGGTGCTGGTTAACGCGCCGGATATCTATCTGGCTGACGACGGCGGCGTTGCCGTGGATATGTCCCGCGAGGCCTCGCTCGAAATGCAGAGCGAACCAACCGGCGACAGCGTTAATGGTACGGGCACCGAGCTGGTTTCCATGTTCCAGACCAACAGCGTGGCTATCCGCGCCGAACGCTGGATTAACTGGAAGCGCCGCCGTACCGCTGCCGTCGCCGTGATTTCCGGTGTGAACTACGGCACCACCCAGACCAGCTAACCAACTCAGGAGGGCGGGGGCGACCCCGCCATTTTGCATGGCAAAAATCCGATATCTCCAGCGCACCCACGACTCTAAGCCCGGCGATGAAAAAACCGTGGATGACCAGTGCGCGAGGGTGCTGGTGCTGCTGGGCAAGGCTGAGTACACCGGCGCAAAGCGTGCTGGTGGCGGGAAAAAGAAAAATAATGCGGGGAATGGCTGATGTGGAATCCTTTCCGGAGAAAAGAAAAAGCGCTTCAGCAGCCAACCAGCCGCGGCGGCTGGATGTCTCTTATCCATGAGCCTTTCGCCGGTGCCTGGCAGCGCAATCTGGAAATTAACCAGACGACAGTGCTTTCCTTTCACGCGGTGTTTGCCTGTATATCGCTGATTGCGAGTGATATCGCAAAAATGCCTGTGCGGTTAATGCGCCGCGACTCAAACGGCATCTGGAAAGAAAACAATAACGGCAGCACCGCCAGGATTTACAGGCGCCCGAATGCGTTCCAGAACCGGATGCAGTTTTTCGAATGCTGGCTTAACTCCAAGCTTTGCTACGGGAATACGGTTGTCCTGAAGATCCGTAATAGCCGGGGAGAAATCACAGAGCTGCGCATTCTGGACTGGAACAAGGTTACGCCGCTGGTTGCGGATGACGGTTCCGTTTTTTACCAGATTAACCCCGATAACATGACGGGTGTTGAATCATCAGTGACGGTGCCGGCACGCGAGGTTATCCACGACCGGTTTAACTGCCTATTTCATCCGCTTATCGGTCTTTCACCGATTTATGCTGCCGGCCTGGCAGCGATGCAGGGGCACCATATTCAGGAAAATGCGGCCTTCTTCTTCCGCAACGGCGGCAAGCCCAGCGGGGTTATTGAAGTGCCGGGTAGCATCAGCGAGGAAAATGCCCGCATCCTGAAAAACAACTGGGATACGGGATATACGGGGGAAAACGCCGGTAAAACTGCAATTCTGAGTAATGGCGCCAAGTACAACCCAACGGCTATGACGGCCGCAGATGCTCAGATGGTTGAACAGCTTCAGATGACCGCGAAAATCGTCTGTTCGGTGTTTCACGTTCCCGCTTACAAAGCCGGTATAGGTGAGCTGCCCTCTTACGACAACATCGAGGCGCTGGAGCAGCAGTATTACTCGCAGTGCCTGCAGACGCTTATCGAGTCGATTGAGCTGTTGCTGGATGAAGCGTTTGTTCTGGAGGGTGATACCGGCACCGAATTTGATGTTAACGCGCTGCTGCGAATGGACAGCGAACGGCGTATAAAAACGCTGGGCGAAGGCGTGAAAAATACCATCCTGACGCCTAATGAGGCGCGACGCAGTGAAAACCTGCCGCCCGTTACTGGTGGTGATGAGCTTTACCTTCAGCAGCAGAACTACAGTCTTGGCGCGCTGGCCCGCCGCGATGCCTCGGATGATCCATTCGGCAAAAGCAGTGCGCCTGCACCATCGCAACCCGCCAGTGATGAAGGAAAGGCTCTGTCTGACGCTGAACAATCGGCGGCAAAAGCCATGCTCAGAGGATTGCTTACCAAATGAATGAACGCGAATTAACGCTGATAAAGGTGCTCGGTGAGGAGTTCGGGCAGGCTCTCACCGAAATGCGCGAAGGATTCACTAAAAGCCTTGATGAGCAGCGCCAGGTATATGATGAAAAGCTGAACATGCTTTCCCGTCAACTGGAAGAAATCAAAAGCATCCCGGCGCCCGACTTCGCCGCCATGGTGGAAGAGGCTGTGGCCGCTCTGCCCGCGCCTGAGCTTCCTCAGTTGCCTGATATCGCCTCCATGGTCAGTGAAGCGGTAGCCAATATCCCGCCTCCGGAGGATGGAAAAAGCCTGACGCCCGACGACGTGCAGCCAATGCTTCAGGAGATGGTGGACAAAGCTTTCAGTGCCATGCCGACACCAAAAGACGGCAAGGATTACGATCCGGCGGTACTGAAGCAGGCGGTGGAAGAGGCCGTGAGTGATGCGGTCGCTGCCATTCCGGTACCGCAGGACGGCAAAAGCCTGACACCCGACGACGTGCAGCCCATGCTGCAGCAACTCGTCGCAGCTTCAATGCCTGTTCTGCCGGATGTCAAAATGCTGGTCAGCGAGGCCGTGGCTGCTTTGCCGACTGCTGCGCCGGGCAGGGATGGCGAAGATGGCCGCGATGCGCTGGCGCTGGAAATTCTGCCATTCATTGATGAAGAGAAAAGCTACCCTCGCGGCTCTTATGCAACCCATAACGGCGGCTTGTGGCGTGCTTATGAGAAAACGCACGGCATGCGCGGCTGGGAATGTGTGGTTGACGGTGTGGCGGGCGTGGAGATTGAGCGTTCCGAGCAACGGCGCTTCACCCTGACGGTTAACCGAGCCAGCGGCAGCAGCGAAACCAAATCGTTTGACGTTCCGGTCATGATTTATAAAGGCGTGTTCAAATCCGGTCAGGAATACCTGCCGGGCGACACGGTGACGTGGGGCGGCTCGCTCTGGCACTGCGACGAGCAGACGCAGGACAAACCGGGCGAAACGGGCTCTAAAGGCTGGACGCTTGCGACCAAGCGCGGGCGTGACGGGAGGGATAAAACGTGATTGAGCTTGTTACTCTCCCGCAGGCAAAAGAGCACCTGCGTATTGATGATGATGCCGGTGATGCTGACCTGACACTGAAAATTCAGGCTGGCAGCGCCGCTATTCTCGCTTATGTCCAGGGAAGCCGCGACCGTATTGTCAGCAGTGATGGCGCGCTGATTGATGGTGAGCCGTTGCGGCGAACGCAGACAGCGCTGCTTATGCTGTTGGGCTGGCTGGACCGCAACCGGGGCGGCGAAGAGGAAGAAAAGCTGAAGCACGGAGAACTGCCGTTCTCCGTAACGATGCTTATCTACGATCTCCGCCGTCCAACCATTTTGTAGCGAGGAGGTTCTATGCAGGCGGGGCGCTTACGCGACCGGATTACCATCCTTAACTTTACTACCGTACGGGAACCATCAGGGCAGTTAGTTGAAAAATGGGAAGAGGGTAAAACTGTCTGGGCTGAAGTGAAGGGTATCAGCGGCAGGGAATTAGTTTCCTCTGGTGCCGAGACAGCGCCGGCAACTGTTCGCGTGTGGGTGCGCTTCAGGCGAGATATCACCGCCGCTTCCCGGATTAAAGTACTTAGTGGTGCGTTTAAGGATGCTGTTCTGAATGTAGTGGGGCCACCTGTACCCGATGCCCGCTGCGTACAGCTTGAAATTCTCTGTAAGCAGGGAGGTGAAAAGTGATCGACATAAATCTCGATTTTTCCGGGCTCGATGAAATAGCACGAGACCTTGAGACTCTCAGCCGCGCAGAAAATAACAAGGTTCTGCGTGATGCCACCCGCGCTGGTGCAGAAGTGCTGAGAGAGGAAGTTATCCAGCGGGCGCCAGAACGTTCCGGGAAACTGAAGAAGAACGTGGTTGTTCTGACCCAGAAGTCACGACGCCGCGGGGAAATATCTTCCGGCGTCCATATCCGTGGGCGCAATATGCGAACCGGTAACAGTGATAATTCGATGAAGGCCAGTGACCCCAGGAACGCCTTCTACTGGCGGTTCGTGGAACTTGGCACGGTTAATATGCCAGCGCATCCGTTTGTGAGGCCCGCTTTTGATACCCGCCAGGAGCAGGCGGCACAGGTTGCGATGGAGCGGATGAACCGCGCTATTGATGAGGTGCTGAGCAAATGAATGAGGATGATATTTATCCACTGCTTGCGCCTCTGGCTGGCGGACAGGTTTATCCCTATGTTGCGCCGCTGAATCAGGACGGGCAGCCTTCGATCTCTCCGCCCTGGGTGGTTTTTTCAATCATCTCCGCCCCTGAAAGCGACACGCTTTGCGGGCAGGCGGAAACAATGTTATCCGTGCAGGTTGACGTCTATTCCCGGACTATCAGCGAAGCCCGGGAAATCAGAAGCCAGGCATTTGAAGCCATCAAAGTTCTAAAGCCTGAAAGCGTCAACAATATTCCTGGTTACGAGCCGGAAGCACGACTTTACCGTGCTTCGCTGGAGTTCCAGGTTCTCTACTGAAATCAGCTGACCATAACAGACCGCTCCGGCGGTCTTTTTTTACCTGGAGATATCATGACCAGTAAATATGAAGTGACAAAGGGGATGACCTTTGCGGTCTCCGCCGCGCCTGTAACACCGGATGATTTTAATTCAGCCGGATTCCCGGCATCGGGTGTGACCTGGCTGGAAGCAGCCTGCGCAACGAAGGAAATCTCTTTCACCGGCGGGCAAAAAGGGGACATCGACGTCACTACGTTGTGCTCGACCGAGCAGGAGCAGACCAACGGCCTTGCCGCGCCTGCTGAAATGAGCATCACCCGTAACTGGGTTGGTGACGAAGAAGCGCAGGAAGCCTTGCAGACCGCGTACGAAAATGACGAACTGCGCGCCCTTAGGGTTGTGTTCCCTTCCGGTAATGGTTACTACGCGCTGGTTGAGGTTCGACAGAGCTCCTGGTCTGCGGCCACATCCTCGGTGGTCGGCGCCACCTACTCTCTGCGCGTTCGTGGCAAAACTAAACGCATTTATGCGGCTGGTTCCTGAGCGGCTTCGGCCGCTTTTTAATTACCGAGATCACAGGACAAGATTAAATGGCAAATAACGTTTCAAAGAATTCACTACGCGCGCTGGCGCTGGCGCCGATGGCAGGTTTTCGCACAAAAATTGTTACCGTCCCGGAATGGGAAAACGCCACGGTAAAACTGCGTGAGCCTTCTGCTCAGGCCTGGCTGGAATGGCAGCAGGTGCTTAACCCGAAACAGACAGATGGCGAACCAGAAGAACTGACGGCTGCAGAGCGTGCGCTGCGTAACAAGAGCGCTGACGTCGTGTTGTTTATCGATGTGCTCCTTGAAGAAGACGGTTCACAGGTCTTTACCGAAGAAGATAAAGCGCAGGTTGAACAGTTCTACGGCCCGGTGCATGCCCGCCTTCTTAAGCAGGCGCTGGACCTGACTACCTCGGCGGCCGATGTGGAAAAGCCGTAAGCCAGCCCGGCACTTTCTTTCTGATGACGCTGGCGCTCCGTCTGGGTCGTACGCTTCATGAGCTGAAGCAGACTCTGACGGCCAGTGAACTGCGTATGTGGATTGAGTTTGACCGACTGAACCCCATCAGCGACCGGCGCGGCGATATTCAGGCCGCGCAGATTTCCGCAGCGGTACTTAACTCGCAGGGCGCAAAGCTGAGTCTGGACGATCTGCTTCTTCAGTGGAGCGCGACGGAACCGAACGAAGAAAGCGCCGAGCTGGAAGGTTTCTTTGCCGCGCTGGCTGGTTAGCCCACTCAGGTGGGCTTTTCCTTTATAGGCAAGCCCGCAATCGGTTAAAATTTATCTAAGCCCATAAAGTTAAGCGGTTTATGATGACAAATCTCCCTTATGATTATTTTCTAAGTGCCGATGATAAGCTTGTTGAATTTCTCGAGAGACAGGGCGAGGAGTGCATCAAAGAGATCGAGCAATCAAATGCTATTAACAGAGAAAACGGATATAAGTTGCTTGGAATTTTGATTGTCGGCATTGGTTCTTCATTTTTATTGCTGACGCAGAATAAGCAGCCTTACTTCATGACTCTTGGGCTTGGAGTTTTCATACTGTACTGGGCTGCCTGCGCTATTTATGTGGTGTCTGGGGTGCTCTCGGTGCAGGTCCGCGCTCTCCTTAACTCAGCACCAGCAGATCTATACCCTCAGCTTTATAAGTCATTTGGCCCGGAGCATTACGATGAGTTGTCAGGTAGAGGGTTTAATGCTGATCGGACCCCAATTGCAGTAATCAGGCGCGTCCGGTTGGCAAATCTGCATAATACGGCCGAAGAATTATGTGTAGTTAATGAGCGCATTAGGACAAGATTGGATAGGGCGAGGATCGCGACAATCCTCACCCCAGTTTGCGCATTAGCTATTTCTACCGTGGGTTATCTTTTTTCCTAATCTTATCGGCAGAATTTCCAACATACCGGCGGCCTAATGAGTAGTCGGTTGTAGGCTTTCCTTCCTGTGGGGGTTGCGTTGTCTGCTGTTGCGGTGGCTGATTGTTGTTTGGCTTTTGATTTTGGTTGCTCATTTTTCCTTCCTGTGGATTAACATTGAGAATGTCGAACGTTTGCCTTTTCAACTGTGCAAATTGCATGCAGAAGAAGGATTAAACTACCCTGGCAGCGAGGCAACTAACATCCTGATATTTGATCAGCTTTATCATTGTGTTCAGGTAGCCCTTAACACTTCTTCAGCCTAATTCCACCCTCAAAATTTTACACCCGCTCCGGCGGTTTTTTGCAAAAAATGCTAAATTTCATAGAGTTATTACCTTAAAGGTAATATTTCCACTGCATCACTATCTTCGTGCATCTACTGGCGTTTTAATTGCGCCAGTAGGTGCTCTTTAACAGTTAAGAAGGTTTTTTGCTGAGCTTTATCTGGGCATCGGCTATTGCTTGCAGCCTCATGTTTTCTTTGTTAATCCGAGCTGTAACTTCTTTTATTGCTTCTGAGATTGCCAGCCCAAACTTTTCCAAGTCTTCGTCGGACGTTGGTTCAGTGTTTTCAATAATCTTCATCAATCGGTTTATCCATTCATCATCGCCACCGTCAGATAACAAGGCGTTTGAAAGGATGACGAGTATTTCGGCGTTCATCGATCTGCCATTACGCTTGGCGCGCTCAGCAATGGCTTCACGCATACCATCAGGAAATCGAAGATTGAACTTGTCGTAGTCTTTAACTTGTTTTTCGGCCATGTGGAACCCCTAAAAAAATTAATGGTGCCATATTGCCATATCATTTCAATGGTGGCATCATGGCCTTAGGTGGCAAAATGGCCCCATGCGGAGGAAGCTATGGAAAAGAATGAAGCAAAAACTACGCTGCGTTACCCGCAGAGTGTTAAGGAAGAGTTCAAAAAGATTGCAGAAGAGGAAGGTTTGTCTGAGAACGCCGCTCTGGTTCAGGCTCTAGTTTGGGCTCTGAAATTCAGAGGTCAGATGAATGGGGGGCGTCATGCTTAAACCAATATCGGCCATCTATGAGGGTAAGGCTGAGCTGTTAAACAAGCAGATTGCTCCCACCGTAGACAAATTTGAGCGTGGCTATTTGTACGTTTTAAGACTCACTAATGGCTACACAAAAATAGGGATATCAGCCGACCCAGTTCTGCGTATGAAAAGCCTGAAGCGCGGACTCCGAACAACTAGCGTTGAGTTTGATAAGTTATGGCTAAGCATTGCTCACATCAACTACAAGGATAATGAAAAAGAGGCACTAGCCTTTCTGGTTGATAAGAAAAGGATGGTGAATTTTTCAAAGTGTCGTTCAAAGATGTCCTTTCAGTTGTTAAGAAACTTTCAGTTAAAACCTCTTATTCCATCACTGAGATAGAAGAGAAAGAGGCTAAAAGGGTGAGGTTTAATAACTGGCTGAATGATATCCATGGTTTGCCACGCCAACAACAAAACTAAGGCCCAGGCAGCTGTAACTGCCTGAGCCCCAATGCCAGAAACGTACGAGGTAACTGACATGAATAATTTAGCAAGAAGAGAGTTTCATTTCCACAAGGCAGTTCTTATACCTGTTCAGGATCGTGAGGATATTTGGTTCACCTCATCAGACTTGGCAAAGGCTCTTGGTTATTCTTCAACAAAAAGCATCACTAACCTTTATGCAGGTAACTCACAAGAATTTACTGAGGCGATGACAATGGTCATCGGGGTGATGACTAATGGAATAAACAATAACTTACGTGAAAAAAAGGTCAGAATCTTCTCACTTCGTGGAGCTCACCTTATCGCTATGTTCGCCCGAACTCCAGTCGCTAAAGAATTCCGCAAGTGGGTGTTGGATATTCTGGATCGCGAAGTGGAGCAATCTCCTATCGCCAAACATTTTACGGACGAAGAGTTATGCGAGCTGGCATGGATGTGGCATGTGGCCGAGCGTATGCGAGTTTTCGCCAGGGACATTCATCCGGCGCTGAGAGGCCTTAAATCTGAGTATGCGGGCAAGGCGTACGATTACGGCAATGAGTTCAACTATGTATTTGTAAGGGCGAGGGACATTCTACGAGAGCACACTGCCCACATTGATAAGAACGCTCATAATGGTGCCCGAGAAGAAAATTTGAAACTTCCACTAACGTGGCTGAGGGTGCCGGTGGACTTCCACTGATCACCAAAAAGAAAAACCGCCAGTGGCTGCTGGCGGTCTACTGATGTCTAACAACGTATAGGAACGTCTATGACTGCATTAAAGATAGCAGACCAAAGATCGCATGTCACTATGTCCAGCCGTGAGATTGCGAAGCTCACCGGGAAGGATCATAAGAATGTTATCCGCGATATCTGGGAAATGATTGATGACCTTTATGGGGTTGCAAAAGATGGCTCAGATCTGAGCCATAAGAAAAATCAAACGGTTACGTTGGCTGATGGTGTTGATGTAACGGTTGATTCTCGCGGCTATGTGTCACACTTCAGGCTGGATAAGCCACATGTGGAGTGCCTGCTTACTGGCTATAGTGCAGTTCTTCGTATGACGGTAATCAGACATATCTACCAGTTGGAGGCGCAGATAAACCGCCGCTCTTTACCTGGTAACTACAAAGAAGCATTACTCGCGCTGGTTCAAGCAGAAACAGAAAAGGAGCAGATTGCTTTAGAGCGCGATCAGGCTATTGAAACTAAAGCCTGGATCGGTGAAAAACGTGAAGCTACAGCAATGGCTACAGCATCAGCAGCCGTCCGCGCCAAGAACAAATTGGCTGAACGGATAGGGGAAGGAAAGAACTACGCCGCCATCATCCCGGTAGAGAAGAAACTCGGGCAGAAATTCAAATGGCAGCCGCTCCGCAAATGGTGCAGGGAGAATGACACTGATCCGCATGAAGTCGAAGATCCGCGATTTGGCACGGTGAAGTCGTGGCCCCGCGAGGCATGGCTTGCTGTATATGGCGTAGACCTACAGAAACTGTTCTGACTACCTACACAAGAAATGTAGGTGCTTATCTCAAACCCGCTTAATTGCGGGTTTTGTCGTCGCTTCGATCCCTGATACTCTTTCAGCATTTTAAACAAGGAGAAAGGGATATGAAAAAAATAGTCTTGATCACTGTTGCAACCTTATCTTTATTAGGATGCAAGCAACAGCGCACGTTACAGGATACGTTCGACCAGGAAAATGGTTGGGTTAAAATCTACAGCACAACTGACATAAATTTAGCTCAATCAAAAGCTGATGCTTATTGTGGTAACCATGCATTTTATTTAAAGCCAGAGCATGATTCTAATATTGGTATTGTTAACGAAAACCCAAATGACAATTTTCTCTTTAATTACATCCCTTACCAATGCAATGCGCACTATGCTGCAATAGCAGGGAATTCCGAAGCGAAAGCCATTGATGAAAAAGAGAAGTCTGATGCGTTAAAGTCTCTAGAAAAAGCAAAACGGCATCAATATGAAACACATAAATCTTTCGCCAAAAAACATGGGGGAGATTCATATAGCGTTGTTAATCCAGATGGAAGTATTGAAGCTTATAGCTTTGATGGTAATGGTAACGAATGTGTTGGATTCTCAAATCAAAATGGATCAGACGTGCACTGTAAATAAGGGTTCTGCTTACTTACTGAAAATACTGTTTATTCAAAAAGGCTACATTCGTAGCCTTTTTTGTTTGGAGGGCTAAATGGCAACTCTACGCGAATTAATAATCAAAATATCCGCTAACTCCCAATCCTTCCAGTCTGAAATCGCCCGAGCTTCACGCATGGGTTCAGATTATTACAGGACCATGGAGCAGGGTGGTCGTCGGGCTGCGGCATCTACCCGAGAAACTCAGCGCGCACTGGCTGAATTGAACTCTCAACTTGCATCTGTACGCGCTTCTGCTGCGGGTATGGTTGGTGCTTTTGCAGGAGCATTTGCTACCGGACAGCTTATTCATTATGCCGATACCTGGAACCAGCTGAATGGTCGTCTGCGCCTCGCTTCCTCCTCGGCACAGGACTTTACCACGGCGCAACAGTCGCTGATGTCTATCAGTCAGCGGACCGGAACCTCGTTTGAGGCAAACGCCAACCTCTACAGCAGAATCGCACAGTCTCTGCGTGACGCTGGCTATGCATCTGCGGACGTGGCAAACGTCACCGAAACCGTGGCGACCTCCCTCAAGTTGTCCGGCGCCAGCACGGAAGAAGCCAGTTCCGTCATTACGCAGCTCAGCCAGGCGCTTGGTTCTGGCGTGCTGCGTGGTGAGGAGTTTAATGCGATCATGGAAAGTGGCGGGCGTCTCGCCAAATTTCTGGCCGATGGTCTTAACACCACTGTCGGCGGTCTGCGTAATATGGCGAATAATGGTGAGCTGACCACAGATCGAATAGTGCCGTTGCTGACCAATGTGACCCAGCTTCGTAAAGAATTTGACACACTCCCGGCCAGTATCAGCGGATCGGCGCAGAAAGTAGAAAATGCTTTTATGGCGTGGGTAGGTGGCGCTAACCAGGCCGTGGGCGCATCGTCCACACTGTCCGGTGTACTGGATGGCCTGGCCGAAAATATCGATAGCGTAGCTAATGTGGCGGGCGCGCTGGTCGGGCTCGGTGTGGCGCGATACTTCGGAAATATGACATCCAGTGTCACAACTGCCACCGCTTCGTTGATAGCGAATACAGCGGCAGAGGTGGGACTTGCGGAAGCGCAGCTTCGCGGCACCCAGGTCAGTGTGGCAACGGCAAGGCAGGCTGTTTACCGTGCCCAGCAGGCCCGCGCCGCCGCCGCTGGCATTGAGGCGCAAATCGCCGCGGAACGTCAGTTAGCGGTAGCACAGTCTCAACTGAATACCGCTGTCAGCGCCCGTTCATCTGCTGCCGGTCGTTTGACTGAAACCGCCTCTGTGATGTCCCGCCTGGGGGGGGGGGCGTTCTGAGCCTGTTAGGTGGATGGCCAGGGGTCATTGCCGCTTCCGGGATCGCGATGTATGGGCTGTATCAGCATACACAGCAGGTGCATAAAGAGGCCGTGGCTTTTGCCAGCAACCTGGACGAAATCAATACCCGACTTAAGGATATGTCATCCCTCGGCCTGCGCTCTACGGCGGCGGATGCCCGCTCATCCATTGATGCACAGAAAAAGGATATCGCCGATCTCGACAGTCAGATAGCCAGGGTTAAAGACAGTCTGACGGGGCTCGCGCAGATCCAGCAGAGCTATAACGAAAGCCCTACCACGACGTGGATTAACACGTTTATGGACCAGGCGGATATTACAGAGAAAAATATCTCTCTGACGGATCAGCTGAATAAACTGGAGTATGAGCGAGAGAAGGCCGTTTCAAAACTTCAGCAGACCCAGAAGCTGTTTAATGACGCCAGTGAACAGGCTACGCAGAAAGCCATTCAGGAGGCGGGCGCTATTGCCACCCTGAAAGGGGCGTATGACCTACTGAACCGCAGCATGGGGGTAACACCCGCCAGTCGACCGGCATCATATGCCGGTCCGGTGATATCCACGTCGAACGCGACGCCCCAGCAGACAACAGCACTGGAAAAAGCCCGCCGCGATAATGAGCTGGCGAGCCTGTCCGGCTTGCAGAAACTTCATCAGCAGCATGTCTATGAAGCGCAGGATTTGAAACTGACCGGAGCGCTGTATACCCAGTACATTTACAACAAAGATCAGGCTGCCCGGAAAGATGAAGCGTCGGCACAGGCCAAAAAGAATGAGACTGCTGCGACCAATGCCCAGAATAAAGCGGCGCGAGAAGCGACGCAGACTGCTGAGCAGTACAGCCGAAAAATCGCCGATCTGAGCGTTGCTGTTGAGGTTCAGAAGGTGCGGGCTACGCAGGGAGAAAAAGCGGCTGAGCTCTACGCGGCCTCTCATGAAAATGGCGTGAAGTGGAGCGAGGAACAGCGAAAATCCATTGAGGCGGGTGCAGTGGCGCTGGCGCAGTGGACACAGAAAGCCGATGAGGCTGTCCGCAAGCAGCATGAAATGGCCGATGCGCTGAAAGATCTGAAGGATGCGGGGCGCCGCTACCGGGATGAATCTGACTTAACCTCCGCCACGTCTGGGATGGGGAACCGTCAGCGTGAGCAGTACCGCGAGCGGCAGGAAGTTGAGCGCGTGTTTGATAAAACCGATAAGGGGGCTGAGGCTATTGCTGCGCGCCAGGCTGCACTGGATGCGCTTGATAAAAAATATCAGCAGGCTAAAGCGAGCGAACTGGACTGGAGGGCGGGCGTAAGTGCGGGGCTTGCTGACTGGATGGATAACGTCATCAACATTGCCGGCACGGTATCGCAGGGCATTACCTCCACGATGGACAGTGCTCTTGATAACGTCTCCGCAATGCTGGTGGGTAACAAGGCCAGCTGGAAGGACTGGGGGTTATCCGTTCTGCAGACTATCTCAAAGGTTGCGCTGCAGATGGCCGTGGTTAACGCGATGGGTGGCGGTTCGTCTGGCAGTGGACTATTCGGCTCCCTTCTCGGAGGAATTGTGGGCGGTGTCGCCGGAAGCGCATCCGGCGGCGCGAATGCAGGCACCGCCATCCAGAACTACGGCGCGTCTTTCCAGTTTAACGCGAAGGGTGGGGTTTAT